GATTCTGGTCTTTAGAGGATTTAACGAAGGTAAAAGCATCTATTCCACCGAGTAAGTGGAACGCACAGTATCAGCAACAACCAACGGGCGATCAGGCATCTATTTTGAAGAGGGAGTGGTGGAAACGATGGACAAAGCCGAATGTCCCTGCTTTGGAATACGTTATTCAGAGTTACGATACAGCTTTTAGTAAAAGTGAGAAGGCTGACTACTCAGCTATTACAACATGGGGTGTGTTTCGACCAGAAGAAGCGGGTCCGATGGGTTTAATTCTATTGGATGTAAAAAAAGATCGTTGGGACTTTCCAGAACTAAAGCAAGTAGCCTATGAGCAGTACAAATTTTGGGAACCAGAAACCGTGATTATTGAAGCAAAGGCAACAGGGACTCCACTCACACATGAGTTGAGACAAATGGGCATACCTGTGGTAAACTTTACACCTAGCCGTGGAAATGATAAATTATCAAGAGTACACAGCATTTCACCCCTATTTGAAAGTGGGATGATTTGGGCTCCAGAGGAACGATGGGCAGACGAATTGATTGAGGAGTGTGCTGCATTTCCGAATGGGGAGTATGACGACTTGGTGGATAGTACAACACAGGCACTGATGCGTTATCGTCAGGGCAATTTTGTGCAATTACCGACTGATGATTGGGATGATGAACCTTTGAATTTGCGACCAATACAATATTACGGATAAATGATAGTACGACCTTTAATTCCTCAACAATCCACGGTTAATGGTAAACGAAAAGTCATTTCTCGTTATGAAAACGGTGGTGAAGCAGCAAAAACGGGTATTGGAAACTTTGCAAAACAATTACGAGCATATGGAGAAAGATTTCCTGTTCACGGTATAGGTGGTTTTGGTGATTTTGCTGATTTTCTTATGCAAGGTGCTGATGCAGTAACTAGAAGGACATATCCTCAACTTTTTTATGAAACAAAAATAAAACCTCTTCCTGTGGAAGTTGGTCCAGAACAACCTCCCGAAATAGCTGCTAAAATATTACGCCAAAAAACTAATCCTCTTCCTACATCAGATGAAATTACAAGTTTTTTAGAATCTAAAGGGGTTGAATTTACTGATAAAAAAGGAGCAGGGGACTTTATTGCATCGATAGCAAAGCCTACTACATTATTAGCATTACCTCTTGCGTTACCTAAATTAATAGCTTCGGCAGCAAGACAAGTACCAAAATTAGTTGAGAAAATTCCTGAAGTAATGGAGAGTTTATACGCACGGTTCCCGGCACTTGATCCTAAAATGTATGTGGTAGAACCAAAGTATGTTTACTCTGGAACCAAAATAGGGAACATAAAAAACCAAGATAAACTTCCATCTGAATTAATTATTGATAAAGAAAAAGTCACAACACCAAATCCAAGCTTAGACCCAGAGGGTGGTTTTAGAACATTTTCACATACAGTAATGTTAGACGTAGATGACGCTTTAAAATTTCATCCAAATCGTGCGGTAGAAGATGATATTTCTAGGGCAAATATTAAAAAAATAAAAGAACAAATAAAAAGTGGCGAAAGCACTTTAGATGCACCTTTTATTAAAGTTACTTTAAAGAAAGATAATCAAGGAGATTTGCTTTATGAATACAAAGGGGGACAAGAAGGTGCTCACCGTTTAGCTGCAATAAAAGAACTTATTGATGAGGGAGAAATAACTAGCCGAAAAGTCCCTATGAATTTAGCTACTTCTGATGATAGTTTTTCTAGAAGAGACATGATTAATTTATTTAAAAAACAAGGTGAAAGTGAAAAAGAATTTTTAGATAGGGAAGGATTTAGTTTTTTAAAAGATGTTAAGAAGGTTAAAGGGGTCACCTCGGATTGGGATAAAAAAGGCAGGGTAAGATATGATATAGATTTAGAAACAGGAAAAGTTTCTGGTAAGAAAAATGTTTTGGATGCAGTTAGTGAAACACCAGAACAGATAAGAGATTTAACTAAAGAAATGACAGAAAGAACTAGAGGAAAAGTAGAGCCCTTTAAGTTGGAAGAACAAAAAAAAGTTTTTGCAGAATTACAAGAAAAAACAGCAAAGGCAGATGTTAGAAGAGCAGAAGACCCTAATATAATGGATATAGGTGATATTTTTGACGAAAACAAAAAATTATACGAACAAGCCGCAGAGGTTGCTGTAGATTCTAAAACTTTTGTAGAAAATTTAGATAAATTAAAAAAACTTAGAAATAAAAAAAATGTAGATCAAGAACATCTTGAAGATTTAATTGAGACATTAGAGAATTTTAAATCATCTAAAACTTTTACAGGCAGAGAAAAGTTAGCAAAAAAATATACAGAAGAAAATGGTTTTTTAAATTATGTAGAAAAAGGAAGAAATGAGGTGTTAGAACCTGTTTCGCTTTATGGCACAGTTCCAAATATACCCCGTCCAGCAGAACTTTTAGCAGGAATATCTCATAAAAGTGATACTCTTGACAAAGCTGAAGATACAAAAAGTTTTATTAATGCTTCAAAAAAAGGGGAACAAACACCACTAAACGTATTAGGTCTTAACATAGATATTCCAAACAGTGTGGAAGTTAGTAGTCGTTTAGATATACCCGGATATACACAAAAAGGACAATACATCAATACGCTAACTTTTAAAGACGCTGACGGAGTTACGCAAACAGTTTACGCTCCAATTACTTTTTTAAAAAATGCTTCTTTTGCTCCTCAAGCAAAAGCTGCATCTAATGTGGTTATTGGTAAAAAACCTAAATCACCTTTTTCAGCTATTAAAGGAGAGTTTGAAAACTTAAGTGTTCCTAGAGCTCAAAAACTAGCTGAAGACATTTTGAGTGGTAAAGAAAAAGGATGGACTCAAGTTGGTTTTAACCCCATGCGATCTGGAGGGTATTTTAATCGAGCAAATCCAGAGGAGACTGTTTTTTATGGTGACGAAATGTTGCAAATAGGTCCGTTAGTATTGGTCAAAAATGCAATAAAATCGTCTAAACCTTTGGATCAAGACGCTGCTACAAAAAAACTGTTAGCAGAAAAAATAGGGAAGGATCAAGTTGAAAAGTTTGCTCAAGGTCAATATGTCGAAGTGGATGGAAAAAAAATAAAGTTTAAAGAAGGCGGCGAGGTCAGTGGAGTAGGAACTTTGAATGATACAGCAAGAAACATGTTCAAACAGCCACGAGGTGTGGTAACATTGTCTTCTGTTGCAAGAAACATGTTTATATAGAATAATATAGGTATAGAATATAGGAAAATATTATGGCAGAGTATACTAGAGGAGAAACTCGAAAAGAGTTTAAAAATAGATTAAGTAAAGTTTCTAAAGGTCTTGATTCAGGTATGAGTCAAGAAGAGATAATGAAGTACAATCAAAAGGTTGGAAAAGACATTATAGAAGACATGAAATCTGAAGGATACGATTTTAGAACTGTTTCTGAAGTAGCGGTGGATGCTATTAAAGGAGCTCCCGGTGCCGTAAAGAAAACAGTTAAAAAAATAGTTAAAACGGTTCAGTCTCCCGAATCAAGTATGGGAATGGAAACCATAGGAAAATTTTCAAAAGGCGGTGCAGTTAAAAGTAAAAAGAAGTCTATTGATGGTATTGCTATCAAAGGACATACCCGAGCTAAAAGGAGAAGATAGGTATGGCAGAAAGCCCACCACCAGTATCTTTGGTAGAAAGAGTTACTGACGATCCAAAAGTAGAGGACGTTCAAACAGATTTAGAAATTGAGATGCCCGCTGCAACATTCAAGACCGATATTCCAGACGGTATTGAAATTGAAATGACAGAAGACGGTGGTGTAACGATTGATCTAGACCCCACTGCTGAAAATAATCCAATGACTGGAGAGTTTTACAGAAACCTTGCAACAGAACTTGATGACAGTGAATTAGGTCGATTATCTTCTGATTTAGTCAGTGAGTATGACGCAAACAAGTCTTCTCGTAAAGATTGGGAAGATGCGTATGCTAATGGATTAGAACTTCTTGGATTTAATTACGAAGAGCGTACTCAACCTTTTAGAGGAGCAACAGGGGTAACACATCCGTTGTTAGCTGAAGCTGCCACACAGTTTCAAGCTCAAGCATTTAATGAATTATTACCTCCAATGGGTCCAGTTAGGACAACCATTATGGGGACTCCCACTAAAGAGAAAGAAGAACAAGCTAAAAGAGTTCGAGAGTTTATGAATTTCTATATGACCAATGTCATGGAAGAGTATACTCCAGAATTTGACCAAATGTTATTTTATCTCCCATTGGCAGGATCAACTTTTAAGAAAGTTTATTATGATGACGGAATGGAAAGAGCAGTTAGTAAGTTTGTTCCAGCCGAGCATTTAGTTGTACCTTATGAAGCTAATGATTTAGATACTTGCCCAAACATTACGCAAGTCGTTAGAATGGATTTAAATGAGCTTCGTAAGAAACAAATTAATGGTTTTTACAGAGATATTCCCGTGCATCCTGCACAAAACCCAACTGATAGTGTGTCCAATGAAATTGATTATATTGATGGCGTTCAGCCTAGTAATATTGACTATGACTGTACATTGCTTGAATGTCATGTTGATTTAGACCTCAAAGGTTATGAAGATAAAGATGAGAATGGGGAACCAACAGGAATTAAAGTGCCATATGTTGTCACAGTGAGTGAGGATAATGGTCAAATTTTATCAATAAGAAGAAACTACAAGGAGGATGATCCACAAAAGAGAAAGATACAGTATTTTGTGCATTACAAGTTTCTTCCCGGCTTTGGATTTTATGGATTAGGTTTAATTCATACCATTGGTGGACTCTCCCGAACTGCCACAGCAGCCTTGAGACAACTCATAGATGCAGGTACGTTATCAAATCTACCCGCAGGATTCAAAGCTCGGGGACTTCGTATTAGAGATGACAGTGACCCACTACAACCCGGTGAGTTTAGAGATGTAGACGCACCCGGTGGAGCGATTCGTGATAGCTTGATGCCATTACCATTTAAGGGACCAGATTCAACACTGTTCCAATTACTTGGTTTTGTGGTTCAGGCAGGACAAAGATTTGCAACCATTACTGATTTAAAAGTAGGAGATGGTAATCAACAAGCAGCCGTTGGTACAACTGTTGCAATGTTAGAGCAAGGCACAAGAGTAATGAGTGCCATACACAAGAGATTACATTACGCAATGAAACAAGAGTTTAAACTTCTTGCAAAAGTAATGTCTGAGTATTTACCACAAGAATATCCTTACAGTATTGAAAACGCAGAGCAGTCTGTTATGGCGGCGGACTTTGATGATAGGGTAGATATTATTCCTGTTTCAAATCCAAATATATTTTCTCAAGCACAGCGTATTGCTTTAGCTCAAACACAAATGC